ATTCTAAAGTATCTGCAATAGTTAACTTTGGCTGCAAAATTTCAAATGCTGTTTTGGAAGATACCATTTGTTTGGGAACAACATCAACAAAACCACTTTTTAATAGTTTTCTTTCCATTGGTGTGTCATCACTTCCCTTACTTACAAATGTTTCTTGATAATACCTCTCTGCAAAATCAGTTCCTTTCCATCTTTCAGCAGCATCTATTATCTCTTGCTTGTGCATTTCTTTGGCTTGTTCAATTATTTCTTTTGGTATGTAATTAGGTGCAATACAAGATTGTACTACATTAACTAACCATTCTATTGATGTCATTTGTTTAGTTTTTAAAGTTGTTTACGTTTTGATAAACTATATGCAAAAAGATTATAATTTGCGCAAAGTGCTGTATTTTATACCCTTTCGCATATAATTTCTTAATCTTCCTCTTCGTAATTGTTATCCTGGTTGCTTAAAATATGTACCCACAAAATAGATACAATTACAACTACTGAAAACATAAATAGATATACTTTCCACATAATTAAGATTGGTTTAATTCATCAGCCTTCTCAATGATCCATCTATTAATGCTTTCTTGTTGGAATGTTGCTGAAATGAGTAATGCGTTAAATTGTTCAAAAACTTTGTCTAATGACACATCATCAGGCATGTCAATTGTAACTTTTATTTCGTAATGTTTTAATGATATTTGCATGATTTAAGGTTTATAGTATTTGTCCATTGAATATTTAATACCGGCTGACATAAAATGTAAAAAAGTCATATTGCTTACTTTAAAAGTAATGTAAAACATTTTTTCAGCATTTGCTAAGGGAACACCCTCATAAGATTCACTTGATAATATTTCTACTCCTACAGCTTTAATATATGGCAGTCTATCTTCAGATATTACTATACCACTGATAAAATCTCCAAAGTAATCTATGTTTGTTGACATATTTATTTATTTAATGATGATGAATAATTTAAAATATGCGTTGACTGGTCGCATCCCCAGTATAGGTTAGAACGGCACTTCAAAATCATCTTGTTTGCTGTTTGCAAACTTAGATTTAACCATTGATTCAAGATGCTCCATCATATCGGAGTCATCCCAAACATCAACACCTTTGACTTTGATTTTTTTCATAGATGGTAAGCCGTTGGGATTATCTTTTGTGTAAGCCCATTTGATTGCTTTGCCATCTTGTTTGATAAACATTGTAGTCTTAGTTTTGCCATCTGTAGTCTCAGATTTAGGCATCAATTCTACATCTTTTGACAAGTCAACATTTGGCAAAGTCTTTAGGAATGCAGATGCATAACCACTGCTGTACTTCATTTGCAAAGATGCTTTTGTGTCTCCATCTTCAATGGTTACGTTCCACTCTTTACCATAATCAGTCTGCCTGGTGGTAATGTCGGTAATTTTACCACTCCAGCCATGATACTGCTCTTCATGGATGATTTTACCATCTTTTGTTTGTCTCTCTTTTGATGTCGCTGTGGGAGATTGCACACGTCTGCATATTTTACCATCACTGATGGTAAGGTAGATAGCAGAATTTTTAATTATTGATCCCATTGGTTTAAATATGGCTGTGTCGGTGCCACCGTTTAATGTTTTATAATTTCTAAAAATTTTACAAGAGTATTTACTTGATCTTTATCTAAAAATACACAAGCATCACCAATTTGAATAGACACATGACTGTATGTATTGCTAGTACCAATATCACTGCGTAATTTCCAACGGCAACGATTAACTTTAATTTCTCTTCTTAATTCTTTTGGGACATTCCATGTATCTTCTTCTACTAATTGTGTTTTTGATACATCAATAATATCAATTTTATATTTAAAATCCATTTTCTTACAATTTATGAGTTAATGAATAAGTTTTAATTCTTGGTTTCATATCTGAGTTTTGCGCATCCCATAAAAGCTTAGTTGCGTTAAATAGTTTTAAGTCATTCTCACGCTCACTATCTTCACGAATGATTAACTGCCAGCCTGGTCCCTGAATAGCACCATTTTTACCGGCTGTACGTGTTTTAGCATTAAGCCATAATATTGCGACATGGTCGATAATTTTATCTGACTTATAAGCCTCTTTTATTAGCTCATTATAAGCTGCTAATTGACACCAATAATGGTCATAAATAGTATTTGATGTCTTGATGTCAATAAGGTATGTTTTGCCGTTTATATTGACAATACGGTCAAGTGTTCCAGCATAGCCTAACTGCTCACTAATAAAGTTGATTTCGCTAAACATTATCTCCTGCTGAACTTGTTGTCTATACTCAACATAACGCTCAAACATGGTCCACTCAGACATCTTAAAATTGATATTGCCTCCGTTATCTAATAAGTTAACCTCTTCGCCAGCATCATAACGCTCAGTAAGACTATGAACGATTGAGCCACGTCTACCAGCTTCATCTCTAATTGTGTCTGCCTCTTCACCTACTTGTTTAAGCCATTGAAAAAAATGTGCGTCTTTTGGATAAGCTTGCAGAATGGTTGTAACTGATGGCACAAATTTATTTGACTCAGTAGTGTAAAACCTGTTATCAGTAAAAGTAATTTGTCTTTGATTAGTATCTATAAAGTAATTGCTCATATTGTTTGATTTGTGGGTTATTTTGTTTTAAGATTCGGTTTTGTCTTTGTTGTTTTACTATCAAATTTATTATAGTACTGAACTTTTTTTTTGTGTTCAATATCTTCTGTTGACTTGAATAATTTTTCATACAACTTTATTAAATATTTTACCATAAATAATTAGATAATTGTTGATTTAATCTATTTACTATCTCATCAACTTGCTTTGTAAAATCAACGCAAGTACAAATGATAAAATCGTAAATATCTTGTTCTTTGTATTCATGCTCCATTTCATCCCAGTAATTGTCAAAAGTAAGATGATATGTTTTAGTAACTAAGGTACCAGTGCTGATGTCTTGAGCCTCAAAGTATAAACGCTCGTGTCTATGCAAGTATTGAATGAAAGCATGTAATGGGATTGTAAGTGTATTATCAATATAATTATTTTCTACAATCTGCACTATAATTTTATCATGTCTAAGTACAAAATCATAAATTTGAAAGAGTCTGTTTTTTTGCATGTTGTTTGATTTTAAATAATGAATAATCTTGTAAAATGTTTTTTGTGGCTTTTGGCCCTCCAAGTAAATCAATCTGATCATCTGATAGATAAATAATTACTGGTTTCTTTTTTTGATTGTCGGGGATAGGCTTTCGCCCTCGTTTGTTTTTTTGTTCCATGATTTTTTTATAAAAGGTTAAAGATAGAATCGGCAAGTAATGCCAATATGATACAAATTGTTACGGTGATTGTGTCTTTAGTTGACTGCTTCATTTGATTTGGTTTAGGTTTTAAATTTGGTTTGATAAATCAAAGATAAAGGAAGTTATTTTAATTAACCAAATATTTATAAAATATTTTTTATTATTTTTTTATTGTATCGTAAATGTCAGACGAAGCCTGACGAATTAGATACATAAAAAAGCCCCGTAAATAAAAATAAACGGGGGACCGAATTTAAACCTACCCAAGAAGAAGGCCCAAATATAGACATATTAGGCCGTTATTTACTAAACAAAAACTATTTTTTAAAGTATAGCTCAGCCTCAGCTGTTCTGCGCCTGGTGAGTCCCTTAAGCTCCATTAATTTACCTGCTACGGTTGCCTTATTCCACTTCATAAATTCATCTTTTATTGTAGGATCATTAGGATTGGCAACAATCTTTTTTCTTAGTGTTGATTTGGTAAATGCACCAATGCCTACATTGTAAATAAAAGATAAACATGAATCAAATTGATATTGATTAAGGTTTAAGCCATGCAGTGCTATTGATTTATTTTTCAATTCCCACATCAGCATCTCCTCAGCTTGCTGTTCATTAATAGTATCACCTAACTTAATTTTACGCCCATCAGTGTACATAGTACTGCCCCAGCCAATAGTAACTACAGATGCCGGACATAAATAAGCCTTAGCTTTATAACCCTCAAATAATTTTATTAAGTTTATGCAATTTTTTGATGCTATCATTTTTTTAGTTGTATTATGTTACACATTATAGTTAGTAAAAGTGCTATTATAAGCCACATTATCCAACGATTTTTTGTAGTTACTTTATTCTCAAGCTTTCTATTTTTATCGTTTGATTCAGTAAGTTTTTTATTTAATTCAATAACGGAATACTCACATGCTTTGAATGCTGCACTATCTTTTATAACTTTTGTAATTGTATTGGTTTTATTTTTTGTTACTACAACTGTAGGACCTTTAATGATTTGCGTTTTATTTTTAGTAAGCCATATTGTATCAATCTTAGTTGATTCATAACCAGGACATTGAATCTCTACAAAATCATACTCAATTTTTGTTAATGTATCTACTTTTGTAGTAACACATGGAAAGGTATCTTTGCAAAAGTTTGCAAGTAGCTCAGGATGTTTTTTATTTAAGTTGTCAAGTTTTTTGCTCGGATTACAAGACCAAATCGTTACTGCTGTCAGCAGTAGTATCAAATATCTCATTATAAATATTATTTATTGATTCACTAATTATGGCAATAGCCTGGTATTGTATTGTAGAGATAACTTCCTTTTGCTCTTCGTTCATTAAGCCAGTATCTAGCATCTCAATAGCCCCTAATGAATTAAATGCAGCTGCAATAAATTCACTATCCCTGCTATCCATTTCAACATCGTAAGACTCATCATCAAAAATTACTTTCTCTTTATTTAGCATAATTTACCATTTATGATTGAATAATTTTTTACATTATAATCTCCATCAGGCTCAATTTTTATATGAGCAAAGCCATGCATCGTATTGCCAACTAAAGGTGAGTAATCTGCTCTAAGCTCACATAAACACCCTGTACTCCAACAACTAATTATCTTGCCGTCTAAGTCCGTTTCAGGATGATGTGAAGGTCTATGTAGATGCCCAACAATTAAAGACTGCTTAGCCCTTAAAAATGCGCCACGTGATGGATTAACCGGTGTGAATACTCCTTTGAAAATATGATGTCCATGTGTGATAGATAACTTACCAGCTTTAACCAATACTTTATCATCTAATATCTTTACATTGACCTCATTTAATTGTAAACGTTCCTCTAAATAAAAATAATCATCATCCCAAATCTCTCTTACTTTTGCATGCAAAAATTTTTCCCAACGGATGCAATGGTTACCTTTTAGCCAGTAGATATGTGCTTTTGGGAATGCTTTACGTAGTTGTTTAAGAAATTCTTTTGTTGCATCAAACTCTTGCTTTATACTGCGTTTCTTTACATCATGCTCAAAACGGCTTACCATATGCATATCAATTAAATCACCATTGATAAATATGGTATTTACCTTTTCTTTTTTGCCATAATCTAAAGCTATAGTAACAGCTTCAATATTGTGGTAAGGGATGTGCAAATCAGATATAAGAAGTATATTATTGCAACATACAGGCAATATAAAAGGATCTCGTTTCTCTTCATAAGATTCAGGTAAATTGTAAGGATTTTTTGGTCTACTTTCAGCCATATAAAATTGAGTGTTTTTTACTTTTTTAGACAATGGTAAACCTCTTTTACCCTCAATATACCTTAATATCCCCCTGCAATCCTCAACATCTTTAAATATTAAATTATTTTCAGTGTATACAATCCTAGCCAATTTTAATGTTGGATAGTTAGGATATTTCTTCCTATACTCTCGGCATATATCACTCTTATTCAGCAGCAAGGAACTTACCAGCAGAATTGGTTAATAAATTTTTCATTATGTAACCTAATGCTGATGTCAATGCAACAGTTGATACGGCTTTCCAATCAAATGTCAATGATCCTGTAGATACTGTTTGATATACAATTGTAATAACTGATGTTAATACTGCAGTAATCAAACCTTTAATAAAATCGTTTGTATTTAATGTAAAAATTGAACTATTCATAATTTATAATTATTTGGTTTCTAAATTTGTGATTCTAGTTTCGTGATTATCAATATCTGACTTTATTACTTCAATATCTTTGTTAATGGCTACATCAGACAT